GCACGCTTGGCTGACCCATGGCGGCGATCAGCCCGTAGTTCTGGTTGAAGTAGCTGACCACCTCGGGGTTCTGTGCGGCATAGCCATTGACCGTCCACGCATGGTCGGCAGTGGTGCGGTAGGTCTGGCCGTTGGCATAGGCCGTGTACTCATACAGCCGCGTGCCGGCCTGGCCACCGGTGGACACGGTGGCCGATCCCAGGAAGTTCTGCGTGACCTTGACTGCGAAGTCACGCGTGTTGCCTTCGATCTTCTCCAGGTAGCTGATCATGCCGTCGCCATTGGTGTCATAGGCGGCCATGAGCGCTGTGATGTCGGCTGAGGTTGCCAGCCCAGTCTTGACCAGGGCCGCTTCCATCTCGGTCCGGCTGAGCAAGCCATCAAAGTTCACATCCAGCTTGGTAAACCCGCTGGAGATCTGGTCGAACGCGCGGCCCAGCGTGCTGGCGGTGGCAGCCGTGTTGGCGGCAAGCGCAGACACGGTGTGGGACTGCAGCGACGTGATGGCATCCACAATCAGTTGCTCTGGCCGCACAAGGCTGGGCAGCACCGACAGCGTGGACTGGATCAGCTGGTAGATCTCGCCGGTGCGGCCGCCGCTGCCGCTGACGGCCTTGGTGGCTGCGGCCAGCTGGTCAGCGTACTGGGTGATGCCGCTGAGGGCCGTGCGGTCACCGCCAGCAGCCAAAGCAGCCTGGCGACGGAACTGCGCTTCGGCGTTGGTCAGCTGGTCCTTCGGCGACAGCATGCCCGCCGAAGAGGCATTCATGCGGTCGAGGTACTGGCCGATGTTGGTCCACACGCCAGACAGGAACGTCTGCGCCTCATTCATCGACTGCTGGTACCGCTCGTGCGCGGCGCGCGCCTTCTCTGCAGCGGCGGCCTGGTCGCTCAGGCTCCAGTAGTACTTCTGCAGAGCCTGGTTGGCCTCGTTCATGCCCTTGAGCTGGTCTTCACGCAGGGCGGCCGTGTTGCCTTCCATCTGCCAGATCTGGCGCCAGATCGACTGGCGCTCGTTGGCAATCTGTTCGTCCACGCGGGCCTTCTCTTGCGCAGCGGCGGTGGCTTTCTCGGTGGCCGCGCGTTCGTCTTCCAGCGCGATGCGCCGATCCAGCAGGGGCCACAGGCTTTCGTCCATGGCTTTGCGTTCGTCGGCCCGGGCGTCGGCCAGCTTCTGGGCGTCACTGGTCGTGAGCTCGTAGATCTGCTTATCGAGCGTGGCCTTCTGCGTGGCAATGGTGTTGATGGTAGACAGGAGCTTGTCTGCGGCATCTTTACCGAGCGCATCGATGTCAACCCCGGCGAGGTACTTCTTGACGTATTCCGGCAGGTGGTCCAGATCGGCCTGCAGCGCTTGCAAGATCGACTGCGACAATTCCTCGCCGAAGGCGCTGGCTGCAGCGGCAGGGTCAAAGTTGCCACGGCGGTTCATGTAACCTTGGCCGTCGTACCCCTGCCCGAACACCGCGCCGGTGCTCAATGTGCCGCCGGCGTATGCAAAGCCCTTGCCAGAGCCCGAGCTCTCCAAACCACTGAAGAACTCGCCCAGGCGAGTGTTGGAACCCAGCTTGCTGAAGAAGCCGTTGATGCTGGCCGTGGTGGCGGTGATGGCGCTGGTGATGTTGCCGGCATCGATCTGCCCGCCGCTGGGGGCTGCCAGCAAGGTGGAGTCGCGGTACTGGCCACCCAGCCGCGTCTCGCCGCCACTGAGCAGCTTGTAGGCGGCAATAGCGGCAAGCACATAGGGGCCAGCAGCGCCCGCCATGGTGCCCAGGCCACCCATGGTGCTGCCGGCACCCATGAGCCCGCCGCCCAGCTCCAGACCGGCACCCAGGCCGCTATTCAGCATGGTGCTGAATCCGGTGGACAGGCCCGCGCCAAAATTGCTCCCCATCATGCCGAAGCTTCCCAGGCTGCCCAGCATGGACGCGCCGGGATCGGCGACTCCCAACGTCGTCGAAACTGCGCTGGCAACTGGATTGATGGCGGCCATAAAGGTGGGCTGCAACACAAGCTGCGAAAACATCGCCTTGATGGCTTGCGCCGCGCTCCCGGCCTTGCCCGTCAGTGCGTCGTACAAATGCTGGCCGATGATCGGCGTGACCCTGTTGAACTCTTCCAGATACACGCGGCTAGACACGCTCGCACGAGCCATGGCTGCAGCGGCCTCAGCTTGGGCGATGAGCCTGCTTTTTTCTTCCCCTGTGATGTCGGCAAGGTCAATTGCACGCAACTGGCGACGCAACTCCAGCGAGATACGGCGCTGCTCGTTCTCCAGAGCAATCTGCTGCGTTGTCTTGCCCAGCAGTGAGTATTCGTATCCCAACTGCTCGTTGGCGTCCTCAATGCTGCGGGCATAGTCCTGTACTGCAGTCCATGCAGCATTCCAGCGCGCTGTGGCTGCCACTTCGGCAGACGAGATTTCAGCTTGCTCCTGCCGCTGCTGCTCAAGCAGGGACAGGTATTCGCGGACTTTGGTCAGATCAATCGCTTCTGCGATGTCCCGCTCCATCTTGATCCGTCGCAGGCCGATGGCTTGTTCCATCTGCTCAATCCGGCCGCGCAGTTCCGCTTGTTCCTTGAGGCTGTTGACCTTGGTCTTGGCGATCGCCAGTTCGGCGGTCAGCGTGTTGCGGCTGGCCTCCAATTGACCGACCTCTGCCTGGCCCACCATCTCGATAGACTGGACCTGATTCAAAGCGCCCAGCCTGTACTGACTGGCCACGCGGTCAAGGGCATCGCGGGTCAATTGCTCACGCAACGCCAGCGACTGCTTGAGCGCCTCAATCTGGGCGTTGGAGGAATCGGCCTCAAAGTACTTCTTGCGGATGTTGGCAATGACCTTTTCAGTCTCTGCCCTGCTGGCTCCTGCAGCCTGTGCCAGACTTTCTGCCTGTGCAATCTCGCGCGCCAGCTTTTCCTGCTTGCTCAGGCTGTCTTCCACCAGTTTGTTGAACGTGGCGCGAGCTTTGAGGCGATCGGTCTCTTGCTCTTGAGCCGAAGTGCTTCGACGTTGGAGCCTCAAAACTTCATTCAGATAAGACAGCTGTTGCTTCATTTCATCAGTGACAGCGCCGTCTTTGATCCCGAGGTCCTTGTTGCGCTCCTGGTGCTTTGCGATCAACGTCTGCATAGCTTCAATTTGCTGCTGCAACGTCTGGGGCTTTCCCAGCTCCAAAGCGGCGTCGTAGACCTTTTTGATTGCCCCTGCTACGCCGCTCCAAGCCGCCTCCAGATAGCCCACGTTGGCCACCATCTGGGGGATGCGGGTTTCCATGGCGCCGGCATAAGCGCCTTGCGCCAGTGCAACCGCTTCGGTTTCGCGGCCCTGGTCCTTGAGTGCCCTGATCTGCGCGTAGACCGCTGAGGTGAGGTAGTTGTACTTTTCAGTCAGGCGCAGGCTGGCCTCGACTGGCGCCGTGGCCAGGTCGGCAAACTCTTTGGCGGTGTCGGCCACCGGCTTGCCGACCAGCTTGTCCAGTTGCTGGGCGATGGTGGTGTAGCGCTGCAGGTTGTCGCCCGCCACCCGGCCCTGGTTGGCCATGGCCGTCAGTGATTCCAGTGCCGTGCCCTGGGTGACCTTGTTGGTATTGGCCAGCTCGACGGACAGGGCGCGCAGATCACCCACCGTCTTGCCCGTTGCATTGCCGCTGAGGATGACCTGGTTGGTGAAGTCTGCAACCTGGCTGGCGCCCTTGTAGGCGGCCAGAGCCAGCGCGCCGATCACGCCGACGCCGACTGACATTGGCGTGATCATGCCGGCCAGGTAGCCGCCTACTGCTTTGAATGCGGGCCCGACGCCGCCAAACACGTCTTTGAGCTGGCCGCCCTGCTGGATGAAGATCTGCACCGGCGACTGCCCGCCCGCAATTTGCGTGACGATGTCGGTGATCTGCGGAGCGACCTGGCGCATCTGCTGCGCCGTGTTGGCCGATGCGGCGCCCATGCGCGTGGTGGCCGCTTCTTGTTCGCGCAGCTTGGCGATCATCGGTGCGGCAGCGGCGGTGACGCCCAGGGCTTGCGCTTTTAACTCAGCCAGGTCGGCTGCAGACTTGCCAATGGCGCTGGTCTGTTGCTTGAGCCGCTCAATGAACTGCGTGGACTCGGCCAGCTTCTTTTGCGCGGAAGCGGCCAGATCGGCCTGTTTTTGCACCTCGCGCAACTGGTTGAGGTACGGCTCAATGGCCTGGCTGCTGACGCCGCGCTGGTTGGCGATGGATGCAAAATACTCTGCATTGGAACGGCCACCAGCGGTGACTGCCGCGATCTGGTCCGTCGTCGCCCTGATCTGCCGTTCAATATTGGCGACCATGCGCCGGGTGGAGCGATCAAAGGTGTCGGAGTTGCTGTCGGCGGCCTTGCCAACCTTGTTCAACGCGGCGACCGCACCGTCCACATCGGCCACAAACTTGCCCATGTCGCCTTCGACATTGACGACAAGGGACCCGAGCTTTTCTGTCATTTGGCTGCCTCTTTGGAAATTTCTTCGGCCAGGCGCTTCTTCATGACGGCATAGGCCTGGTCTGCTGCCGCCTCAAAAGCGGGCCGCAGATAGGGCTGCGCCGCCATCTTTACGGTGCCGTACTCAACCATGTGCCAATAAAAAGCGCCTTTGCCTGTCGGGTCGCCAACCTCTAGGCCAGACCCACCGTGACGTACTCCGATCGCATAGACGACACGCGATGGGCTTGAACGCTGACGCACATAGGTTTGAAAAATCGAGCGCTTTAAGGTACCCGGTGGCGGGTGCCCATCGGCCACCGGTCCCGTGTACATCGGCGCCAGGCGCGATGCTTCGTCGCGCAAGACTCGAGCCGCAGCGGCGACTGCGGGCCGCAAGGCGTGCTCGGCAACCGCCCTGGGCAAGGCGCGCAATTTGGCTTCCAGCTCATGCAAGCCGGAGACGGTGATGCGCGCCATGCTCAGTCCTCAGGAATCACATACCCAGGTTTGGGCGGCTCGGTCACGCCAAAGAGCGTGGCCATGATCAATTTGCTCTGCTGGTCGGGGTCGGTCACTTGCATGACCGGCTGGGTGCCAGAGGTTTTGTCAGACTCCAACAGCGGCATGAAGTCCGAAGGGCTCAGCGGCTTCTTGGGGTCGCCCATGACATTGGCCACCGTGCTGGCAACGATGCCGGCGCGCAAGTCCGCCCGCATGTCGCCAAAGGGCTCCAGGTCGTAGAAGGCCTGCCATTCGGTCAACTCGCTGCTGCTGATGCCAGCCAGCAGCTCGTGGACCGTCTTGCCAAGGGCCAGGGCTAGGCGGAAGTGGAAGCGCCGCTCTGGCCGGGCGCGGAGGCGTTTTTTGCCTCTTCCTTGGCCTCCGGCGTCATGCCATTGAGTCGCTGGGCGGCTTCAAATACGCGCGACAGCGCACGCGCGGACTTCTGCGCCAGGGTGTCGATTTCGCCTTGCGTGAACAGCGCAGCGCCTTCCGCGTCTACCAGGCTGGCAGCGACCAGCTTGGCGCGGATGTTCTTGGTGTCTTGCTTGCGGGCGATGGTCTTGCCGTCGGCGGAGGGCACATCGATGAACAGTGAGTCTTCAAAAGCGTCGCGCTGGGCGCCGGTCATGCCCTTGACGCGCACGGTGCCACCCCATTCGGGCACATCGACGTCGGTGGTGGGCAGGTCTTCGCACGCCAGGATGGCGGCTTTGCTGAGCAGTGTTTTCATGAGGTTGGAGGTTTGCATGGTGGTTAGAAAAAAGGCCCGGGCAGATCAGGCCCGGGCCGGTGGTGCAGCAACGCTGCGAAGGGTCAGGCCCAGGTAACTGCGCCGGTGACCTTGAGCTCCAGGCTGGACTTGTAGACGCCGTCCACCTGGCCACTGAGGTTGAACTTCTTGACGTAAGCGTTGAAGCTGGCGATGACGCCGTTGCTCAGCGTGAGCTTGAAGGCTTTGGTGGCACCCGCGGTCTGGGCCGCAGCGCAGGCGAGCTGGCCAGCATCGGCGGTGTCTCGGTCCACCTCCGTGCTGAAGCTACCGTTGTCAACCAAGCCGGCGCGGAATTCCTTTGCCGCGCTGTCCAGGTGTGTCAGATCGATGTCACTGGCCGAACCATCGAGGCCGCTGAAGCTCTTCAGGTTGGCGATCGCGGTGTAGGTGATGGCCGTGGCGGTGGGCGTGCCGCTGGTAGTGATGGTCTTGCCGGTGGTGTCAATGTCCACGTAGAAGTAGCCGGACTTGGCGTACTTGACGACGGTGTCAACGTTCAGCAGCGCGGCATCGGCACCCGTCAGGCCAGCAAGAGTGACCTTGTCACCGTTGCTGAAACCAGCTGCGGTGATCTTGGTGGGGTAGCCCACCGTGACACCACTGATGGTGACGCCGCTGGCAGAGCCGGTGGCAATTTTGAGGCTGCAGTTTTGCGCCGAGATGGCGGTGGAAGTGGTACTCATGGTCGAAAGCTCCGATGAAAAATCCCCGGCTTGAACACCTTGATGGCATCCGCTGCCGGGGCAGAAGCGGATAGCCGGATGCGATGAATGCTGGTGAGATCAGGCAGCCCAGATCGACCACTCGGTCAGGACCCGGTGCAGCTTGGTGTCAGACTCATACAGGTCCCGCTGGGAGACCTGTATCGCCTTGAAGGTGCTGGCATTGGCCATGGCTGCCTGCAGTTGCTGGTGCAGCCCATCGGCGCCCAGGTACGTGGGGTCGTACACGTCCACCTGGAACAGATGGCGGGTGAGGCCTGCGCGATCAGCATCGAGCGTCACATTCGGCCGTCCAATGACTTGCAGGTACACCCCATAAGGCGTGGTCGGCTTAGGCGGCGCGGCAGCTGGGTAGAACCGCCCGCCAGCTAGCGTGAGCAGAATAGTTGCCAGATCGGTCTTGACGGTGCTAGCCACGGTTTGCCCCAGTTTCACTGACCAGATCGATGTGCTGACGGGCCCGAAGATCTGGCAATACGGCCTTGATGTCGTACACCACAGCTCCGTGAACGACGCGCATGCCGGCATGCAGGGTCTCAGCGCGGTCAGAGCTGTAGCGGATCCGGATGCTGGCCTTGACCACCGATACAGGAGCGTCTGAGCGGTTCGCCTCCGCGCCCGTCTGATGCAAGATGTCGGCGCGGACGCCGGTGTACACATCGCTCCAGGCATCCGGGTCTACCTGTCCTGCCGCATCCCTTGTGCCGCTCGGCTGCTGGATGCTGATGAGCTGTTTGAGAGATCCGGCGCGCATGGCTACACCCGCAGGATGCGGTATGGGTTGAGCAGGCTGTCCACAAACGGCAATGGAGTCAGTGGCCCGCCGGCTGAGACTTCTTCGCGGTTCTCGTAGAGGGCTGCAAGACGCAGCTTCATCCAGGTCTTGAGACCTTCCGGAACATCGGCTCGTGCCCCATACCCACAAACGAAGGTGACGGTGACGCTCCCGATCTGCGGCAGTGCAATGGGCCAGAGCTTGCCGAAGCGCGGAGCAATGCGCGTGACGGCACCAGACGTGTCGCTCAGATACTCGGTGGTGGCCAATGTCTGGTTGCTACCGCCCATGTCCACGTAGATGATGCTGCTGATGCTTTGGACAGGACCCTTTTCGAGGCGAATGGCATTGCCATCAAGTCCTTGCTCACCATCCCAACACCCCCCTGGAAATTGGTCCATGACACGCGCCCAGGTCTGCGTGATCAGGCTGCGGCCAGTCTCCTGCTCGGCATACTGGCGCACAGCGGCAATCTGGGCGGTGATCCAGGTGTCGTCAACGGTCAGGTCTGGATCCGCGCTGGCCAGGTGCTGCTTGACTTCGGCCAGGGTGAGCGGCTCTTCGGTCGGCTCGACCGTGCGGCGATAGCCCATACCGGGTCCTCCCTCAGCCGGCGCCGGTCTGAGCGGCCTCGATTGCCAGAGCGCGGGCTTGCTCGGCTTGCAGCTTCAGGGCGTCGGCTGCACGTCGTGCGGTCTGAGCCGCCTCCAGATTGGCGGTGCTTGCTGGATCTGCAGCGCTTTTCTGTTCGGCAGCCACGGCCTCGCCGTCGGCCGCCGCGGCTTGAGCCTCCAGAGCGTCAGCCGCCGCCGCCAGTTCCTGCGCCCGGTTCTGCGCCATGAGCAGGTCTTGGGCGTTGGCCTCAGTGCCAGCTGCAATCGCGGCTTCGGCTTCAGCCAGCAGGCGTTGTGCTTCTGCAGCGGCAGCGGCATCGGCGGCGGCCATGCGGGCGGATTCTTCGGCCTTTGTCAGGGCCTCCTTGGCGCGGGCAGCGAGCTTTTCAGCCCGTGCCAGATCGACCACCACTTCCACCTCGCTGGCGTTGCCCAGCGCGCACTGGCGCACGGTTTCGTCGGTGATGCGGTAGTGCTGCCCAGCCTTGTACTGTTCGTTGCCGGACTCGTACACAGACCGGTTGAAGCGAGCGAGTTTCATGATGATGTGATGGGGTTGGGTTGATCAAGGCCAGGGCATCTGCACCAGGCAGTGCCCTGGCAGCGTCGTCAGACCGTCTCGACGACGGCCGCGATGTTGGATGCGGAGCTGGGCTCGTAACGAGGCACCAGGCCCAGAACCTTTGCATCCAGCAAGCTGGCGGCAGTTCCGACAGTCATGGACAAGCGGAAGTGGGTAAATCCGTTGGCCACATCCACCTCACTGGCCCGCAGGTTGATGAGCGCAACCTTGTTGTCACCCGAGGCCTTGACGATCTGGGTGATGGCTTTGCCGGTAATGTCCTTGGCCCCGGTGCCGGAGCTGTCGCTGGCTTGCTGCAGCTTGGCGTCCAAAGTGGCGCTGGCGCCCAGGACGCCTGTGGAAATCATTGCGAGGAAGCGCTCGTGATTGGCGGCCGAGATCCAGCCGGTGGTGACCGTGCTGGCCGCCACGGATGCAGCGTTGTAGTTGGCCAGGATGGCGATGGCCTCGCTGGCTTTGGCATTGACTGTGAACATGGAGACTCCGATGTGAATGGGGAGAAGAAAGAGAAAAGCGCACACCAGAACTGCACCTGGTGCGCGCCGCGTTGACCGCGCCGGGATCAGCGCGCGCCGAGCTTGACGAAGGGCGACAGCTTGTTGCTGCCGTTGGCCGGCGTGATCGAGGTCTTGAGCTTGCTCTGGCCATCCACACGGAAGGTGGTGCGGAAGGCCATCGAGTCGCTGTCGAAATACAGGTGCATCGACGTGGCGGTTTCGATACCGGATGCCTTGGTGATGGTCCGGTAGTACTTCCAGTCGGCCAGCATCACGTCGCCAGCAGAGCTCAGGCTCTTGGCATGCTGCGTGACGATGATCGGGCGACCCATGAGGCTGCCGTACGGATTGAGCTTGGCGCCCTCGCTGGCGGGGATGTAGATGGCATGGTCACCCAGCTTGAGAGTGAACAGCACCGGAAGTACATCGTTGTTCAGCATCCAGACCGCGCGGCCGTAGCTGCCCGGGGGCAGGCGGGCAATCATGTTGGCGATGTTCTCGATCAGCAGGGTGCCGGCAGCTTGCCCGGTTTCTTTCGCCACGGCCTCGACAGCGCCACTGTTGAATGCGCCCGCAGGCTGGCCAGAGCCGGTGCCGAAGAAGAAGGATTCGTTGGTCTTCCAGCGGATCGAGCGCGCCATCAAACCCGGCAGGTAGGTGCCGATGGCGGTGGAGTCGGCCAGCAGTTCATCACTGACCGGCACCAGGGCCAGCAGCTTGTGCAGCTGCAAGCGTGCACCGGTCAGGTTGATTTTTGTGGGCGTACCGGCCGTGCCTTCGGCCTGCCACGCTGCGCGCACACCGTCGCTGCCCCAGGGCGTGGATTCGTCTTTGGGGAAGGCCATGGTGTTGGACTGGCCCAGCTCGACGCCGTCAGTCAGCGGCAGCAGGTTGTCTTCTTCCAAGCTGAGGGCGAAGATCTCGCGAGAAAATTCCGGCGGCACTGCATAACCGCCGTCGGCGCCCGCACCTTCTCCAGAGAAGAGGCTGGGGGCGGCAGCAAAGCGCTGGTCGATCACCGGGTTGGCCTTGCGGGTCGATGCCTGCACGGCGGCGGCAAATTCGCCGAAGCTGCGGAAGCCGAGCCGCGGGTCTTGAGCGCGATTGTCTTCGGTTTCGATCCGGGTGCCGCTCGGCAGATGGACGCTGGACTCGGCTGCGGCCAGCGTCTCTTCGCGCTCAATCGCAGCTTCGATCCTGACCAGTTCGGCTTTGTGGGCCTTGAACTTGTCATCTTCTTCTTGCGTGACATCGCGATTTTCGGCGCTGGCCTTGTTGGTGATGGCGCGCATGGCCTCGATCTCTTTGACCTTGCGGGCCGAGAGATCACGCAGGGCCTTGCTGGTGTAGCCCGCTGCACCAAAGCCCAGCAGCGCCAGGCTGGGGTCATTGAGTGCAGCCAGGCCGTGGGCCAGCACGGCGTGGGGATCGACCGTTGCCGCAGAAGCAATGGTCATCGCGCCCATCAGGGCAGCGAGGAAGAGCGCAGAGCGCAGGGAAAACCGATTTTTCATGGGAAGGGCTCCAAGTAAAAAAGCCCGCACAAGCGGGCCAGGATGGGAACGAGGGGAAATGCACCAGCGGTCGATGGATCGCACCGCAGGCATCCATGGATGACATGCGGACTGGGCAGGTGCGATGCCCAAATGGGGTTGGATTACTCCAGGATGTCGATTTCGCGGCGCATGGCCGCCAGGCGGCTACGCGGCGCGCTGTTGCCGGTCTTGATGGACCGCTGCATCTTACGCATGACTTCGTCCATGGTCAGTACGCCGTCTGCCATCTTTTCGGCGACGCACTGCTCACCACCGAGCACGCGACCTTGGCCCATGCCGTTGCGCACTGCATCGACCGAGACGCTCCGGCCCTTGGCCACCGCGCTCACAAAGTCGTTGTAGTAGTCCTTGACGCGGGAGACCAGGAAGCCCTCAGCTTCCTCGTTCAGCGGCTCGTACGGGTTGCCCTCGACTTTGTATTTGCCGGCCGACAGAAACTTGGTGTCCACGCCCAGCTCCTGCATGTACCGCGACCAGTCCTGGTGCATCTGGTAGACGCCGATCGACCCAGCTTCGCCGCCCGGCGTGATGTACAGCTCGGAGCATTGGGATCCAAGCCAGTAACCGGCACTGGCACACAGGCTGTTGCTGATGCCGACGATGGGCTTGACTGCACGGATGCGCCGGATCTCTGCGCCGGCCTCGGCCACGCCGTAGACACTGCCGCCCGGAGTGTCAAAGTCGATCAGGATCTGCGAGCAGGCTTCGTCCCGCTCCAACTCGCGCAGCCAACTCACTAGCTGCTGGGTGCTGGTGCCACCACACCACTCGGTCATCATGCCAGCGCGTTGCACGATGACGCCGTAGCAGCAGACCACCGCCACGCCGCCGGCACTCATGCGCGCGGCTTGTTCGCGGCGCATTTCGTACGCGCTCTTTTGTTGGCCATAGTCGTCATCCATGGCGCGCGGTGTACCGGCGTACCAGTGGGCGATGACGCTGGCAAAGGCAGCGGTGCGCTCGGGCATGAGCGCCCAAGGGGACGACAGTAGTTCGGCAACCAGGGCTTCTCGCTTCATGGGGTCTCCTTTTTGGGTTCGGGCGCAGCAAGCGCCATCAATGCATTGGTGAGCCCGGCCTGGTCTTGACTGGCCGTGTTGGTATCCAGCCAGACCTGGGCACGCGCCGGGCTGATGGCCATGGCTTCGGCCAGCACGTCAGCCGCGGGGGCCTTGCCGCCGGCCATGCGGCGTGCCATTCGGGTTGCGTTGGCCAGCAACAGCCTGGCCATGCGCGCGTCGGTGCCGCCATCTTCTTCTGTTGCTGTCTCTTCGGGTTCTGGTTGAGTGGCCGGTGCCGGAGCCGGGCGGACGCCTTTCTTGGCTTGCGGCTTGCCAGCGTTTTCCAGGCTGACCATGTTCATCGGCACCAGGTAGATGTCACCGCCTGCTACCTCTGGCTCGCCTTCGCGGGCCCGAATGTCGTTCGGACTCAGGCTGCCCATGTTGAACAGCTTGTTGTAGAACACGCCGCGCGCGGCCATGTCCCCGCGCACCAGGTTGGCAAAGTCGAATTCGACCTCCAGACCTTCATCCTCCGGCAGCAGGAAGGCGGTGATTGACGACTCCCAGCGTTCAGCGATGGGCGTCATGGTGCCAACGACGAAGTCGAGGCTTTGCTGCTCGATGTTGCTGAAGGTCGCGCGATCCAGCTCATTGACGCGGTGGGCGGGGACACCGAACAGACCCGCAATCTCGACGCGGTTCTGCTTGTGTGTCTCCAGGAACTGGGCATCGGCGTTGTTCAGCGTCAGCTCGTGATACTTCATGCCGCCTTCCAGGATGGCGGTCTTGCCACGATTGGCGCCTGAGTAACCCTTCTGCCAGTTCTGTTTGAACTTGTCCTTTTCGTCGTCGTCCTTGAATTTGCCGCCCACCGGCATTTCGAGCCAGCCGCCCGGCTTGGCATCGTTGTAAAAGAATCGACTGCCGAAGCTCTGTGCGGACAGGCCGAGGCCGATGACTTCGCGGGCCAGTTCCAGGGGGCTAAGCCCGACGATGCCGTCACTGCTCAGGCCACGCAGGTGCCAGATGTCGCCCCTCGGCCGGATGTCTTCCGTTCCATCGACGCGGCGGATTCGGTAGCGATAGCTGCCGTTGTCTAGCATCTCGATCTTGATGCGATCGGGGTGGATCGGGATCAGGGCCTCGATCTCTCCGCGCCGGTTGGCAAAGACTTCATTGAAAGCGTTGCCCCGCAGCGCGAGGTGGCCTTCCATCATTTCCTTCCACTCGAACGGCGTCTGGTACGGGTTGGGTCGGATCGCCAGCAGCTTGTACAGCCAGTGGTCGGCGACCTCGGTCCGCTTGCGGCCTTGCCCGCGCCGGTACATGCGAAACGGCAGCACCGCAAACGTCTCGGCAAGAATCTTGACGCAGGTGTAGACGGCGGAGAGCTGCATGGCGGTCATCGACGTGACACGCATGCCGCCTGCAGACCGCATGCCTACGGGCTCAAACCACCAGTTGCCCGCCGGCGACCGATCCGTCGCACTGGCTTGGGTTCGCGAGAGGAACATCAGCTGGCCCTCCCGAACAACCAGGCACCAATCATGGTCAGGGCGATGACCAGGACGCCTGCAGTGATCAGGCCGAGTCCCACGCCCCACTGCAGCGCAGCGCCTGTGGCAGCCAGCACGGTACCTGCAGCCAGGCTGCCGTTGTAAATCAACTGGTTCATGGTGCGTTCAGACCACCGTGAGGTGGCTGGAAAAGATGAAGGTGTTCGAGCGGCCGGCAAGGCAGCGCCCGAGGGCAGAGATGGCGGCCACAGGGCCGTCGATCTTGTTCTCCTCGCGTTCTTTTCGCGGGTAGATGTTGTCTTTGGCGTCGCGCTGGCAGACCACGTTGGAGATCATCCAGTTCATCACCGGGCTGTCGTCATGGGTCAACTTACCGGCCAGGACCAGAGCCTCCAGGAACTTCATGGGCTCCGAATAGTTCAGCACCAGCGGCCTGTATTCGACCATCGGCACACCAGCATCCAGCATGTGGCCTACCAGCTGCGTGGCCTGGTGCGGGTCGTACGGGACCTCCTGCACCATCAGATTGGAGACGTCTGCAAGGATCGATTCTTCGATGGAATCGAAGTCGATCACTTCACCGTCAGACACTTCCAGGTGCCCAGACCGACGCCAACCGTCGTACTGGCTGTTGCGGGCTTGCTCGATGGCTCTTTCGGGCAGCCAGTAGGTGCCGCGCAGGTAGTAGTGGTCTTCTGCCGCGTCGTACCAGAGCTTCACCTTGGCTGCAATGTCGACCTTGGAAGCCAGATCCAGGCCGATCCAGCACGGCAGATGCCGCACGCGGTCATCGGTGAGCGACTTGTCCCCACACCGCCCCCAGGCGATCATGTCCATCCAGGCCGAGTCGGAGTTGACCCAGACATTCAGCCGCTTGGTCAGGAAGTTGGCTTGAGCGCTTGGTGTGGCCTGCGCCTTGCGGCAAGCGGCTTCCAGGTCATCGACCTGGACCGACACACCGATGTTCGGGTTGGCCTTCCTCCAGACCTTCGGGTCATGCCAGAGATCGTCTTCATCCAGGGTAAAGATGACGCCCAGCCATGATTCGTCTGGCGTCGTGTCGGTCAGCACCTTGATCGTGTAGTCACGTTGCTCGTAGCAGATGCCGCTGCGATCGCTGCCGGCCGTGGTGATCATGAGGATCAGCGGCTGACTACGCGCACCGGTCGCCGAATCCAGCACGTCGTACACAGCCCGCGTCTTGTGCGCGTGCAGCTCATCCACCACGGCGCAGTGGATGTTCAGCCCGTCAAGGGTGGAGCCTTCCGCATTCAGCGGCTTGCAGCTGCTGGCGGTCTGCGGGATGGTGATGTCGTGCTTCCCGTATTCGACGCCAAAGCGTGCCTGAAACTCCGGCAGACGAACCACCATATTGCGAGCGACGTCGAACACTTCGCGTGCCTGCTCACCCGTTGTCGCCGCGCTGTAGCAGTGCGCACCCGGCTCTCCATCGGCAGCCAACATGTACAGCAGGATTCCTGCGGCCAGGGTGGACTTGGCATTCTTGCGGGCCACTTCCAGGTACAGCCGGCGGAACCTGCGCAGACCGGTGGTCGCGTGTATCCAGCCAAACAACTGGATGACCAGGCAGATCTGCCAGTCTTCCATGCGGATCCGGCCGTGCTGGACACCAACGCCCTCGACGTACTCTGGCTTGGCCCACTGCCCTTTGATGTGCGGCAGCAGCTCGATGAACGTGCAGGCCCGTGCTCCTGCCGCTTCATCAAAAGTGAACGGGAAGCCATCAGCCCTCTGACGCTCCAGGTCCCGAAGGAAACGTCGGCAGAAGTGCGCTTCATTCTTCCCGGAGACCTCCTCTCCTCCCACCACTCGCTTCGCGTAGGCCAGTGCCCGCGCGAAGTAGTGAGAGGTCATTGGAAATCGGCAAAGCCCTTGGGGGCGGATGGATTGGGTGGTGAGGCAGCGGGCTTGTCGCCACTGTTGACATCGAAGAGCTGCGCCTGGACGCGAAGGGCCGTTGACACACGGGCACGCTGGGCAGGAGTCAGGCCGAACTCCGACAGGAGGGAATTCAACTTGGCCTGCTCCCTGTTCAGCACCTGGTAGATCGCAGATTGGACCTGCATGCCCTTGTTTGGCGTGAAGTCCAGCAAAGCCTCAGCCGCCTCCTTTCCCTCCTCCAGGCGCAATGCCATGCGGCCATTGATCGCACGCTCGACCTGCTCGATGCGCCCTATGGTCTGACACAGCATGGCGAACGCGTCTTGATCGACCTTGCTCAATACGTTGTAGTGCAGCAGCTCGGTTTGCAGACGCTTCCAGGCTTTGCGACCTTCCTTGCTGACCCACTTCGGGATCTGTGGCGCACCGACTTCAGGGCGGAAGGTCTGGTCGAGATTGATTGGTCGATGACCGCGTCCACCTTCGAGAGCTTTCAGCTCTGCCGGCTTCGGTGTTGGTCCTCGCTGCCCCATTTCAATCTACCTCCTAGTGTTTGCTGGCCTTCTACGCCATGACGTGGTCTACCCCCCCACCCTCAATAACTCGCGCGTGCAAAAATTTGATTAGGACGCGGTCTAGAGCCATTCACTTTCCAGAGATTGCACCCGCCCCCGGGTTGCCAAAGCCGCCATCCTCGCGCGCCGTCTTCCTGTCGTGACACTGCTTAGACATCGCGCGCCAATTGGCCCGATTCCAGAACAGCTTCATGTCTCCTCGGTGCGGGACAGTGTGGTCAACGACACTCGCGGGTCTAAGTCGCTTGCGGCCTTCGTCGCAGTCGTCGCATTGGCAGACAGGATGAGCCATCAGAAATGCTCGACTGGCCTTCTGCCACGCGTAGCCATAACCGCGTTGCGTTGAAGACCCGCGCCGCTGGTCTTGCAGACGCTGCACAGGGTGGGCATTGCAGCGTCCCGACCCATCGTGCACAAGTACTCCGCAGCCAGGATGGTTGCATGGACGGGGTGCAGCGCGAGGCATCAGAAACGAAAACGCCTCGGCAATTTCTTACCGAGGCGCATCTACTTCCAGACAATAGCAAAAATGTAGTGCATCCGGCCCAACCCGTCAACCCTTTTGTAAGGAATCTTCCTGTTGGACCGTCACAGACACCAAACCTGTCCGCTCAAAGTATGGCGTCAAATTGCGCACAGCACGCTCTTCAAGCGTCCGCTGATACGCGCCGATCTTCTGCTGATCACGCTGCAGCGTCGTCCTGGCGAGGTTGAACTCAGCCGCAATCTTGTTCAGGCTGAAATCATCGCGCCGGCCTTCACGCGCAAACACGCCCCACGCCATCGCCAAGCACGCCGTATCGTGCTGCGTTGAGAGCGTCGGGCTCACATAGTCCATCAAGGCCCGGACGCCTTGCGCCTGGCGTCGCCTCAAGCCAAAGCGGGTCCAGATCGCTGCCTGCTCAGGCGGAACCAGATGCGCATTGACTGAGCCGACGACCATCGCACATTGAGCACGCACCTCCAAGGACGACAAGCCCCGAAAGTCAATCGTCCGCTCATGCTTCTCCAACTCGCGCACGATGCCGGCCTCCTCCATCAATCGCTCCAAGATGCCCTGCAGCTGGGACCGACCCGTGGCCGGCATGATTTCCATCAAGAACGACACATGCAGCGCCTGCCGCACGCTCGTGAACACACCATCAGCTTCCATTCCGACCACCTTTTCTTTCTATCTTTCAAACCTTCTTTTTTTTAGGAAAGAAGGGCCAGGGTGTTACGCGCGTTACGGGACGTGTTACGCCTGCAGGCCGCGTCGTTACGTGCGTTACGCCTGTTACGGGGGGTGCGCCTCACGCACACATGCGCACACGCACGCACGCAATGTGTGCGCGCATGTGCGCGGCGATGGCGTAACAGGCGTAACGCACGTAACGACGCGGGTTTGCGGCGTAACAGGGGCGTAACACAGGCGTAACGGCATCACTCCTCCGCACCCTTCTTGTCATGTTTGGGGGAGGGGGGCGCATCCGAATCGGAACCCCGACTCATGAAGCGTAAGCGTTCCGCGAACCCATCTTTCATCTCACCGTTGAAGCTGCGAACCTCGGGTCTTCGCAATCAACGAACGAGACGAGGTGGACATGGATCGACAGCAGATGGAACGGTGCCTGGAGCAAGTGGCGGCGTATCGTGCCTCTGGCCAGAAGGCGCAGGTATGGGCCGAGGCCAACGGGGTGCCAGCGGGAACGCTGCAAAGCTGGTGCGCACATGCGCGGCGCTGGCAGGCGCGGCTCGACGGCGTCAGCCCTGAGCCCTCGCCAGCCGCCAGGCCGAGCGGCTTCGTGGCCGCCCGCGTGGCGCCTGGTGCCGCATCGACATCGGTGCGCGTCGAATTGAACGTGGGAGGCACCCGGCTCGATCTGCATTGGCCGCTGGCGCACACGCGTGAACTCGCTTCGCTGCTGCGGGAGTTCGGCCGATGATTCGCATCGACGTCATCTGGCTGGCGCTTGGCGCGGCCGACCTGCGCGGGGGCATCGACACGCTGTTGGCCCAAGTGGTGCGCGGCTTCGCGCTGGGCGCGCAAGCCCACCACGCCTACGTGTTTGCCAACCGCCGCGCCGACCGGCTCAAGGTGCTGGTCTACGACGGCGCGGGCATGTGGCTGTGCACCCGGCGGCTGCAAGCGGGCAGCTTCGCCTGGCCGCGCCAGGACACGGGGTCACTTCAACTCACGCGCGAGCAGTTCGACTGGCTCGTCGCGGGCCTGCCGTGGCAGCGCCTGGGCAGCGCGCAGCCGCAGTCGATCACGGTGGTCTGAATGCGCTCGATTCGAGGTCGGGATTTGCGCGTTTGTCTATTGGAGAAAGTCATGCCTCGCGCGCACGCGCGCGCGAGGCATGATGGCGGCCATGCTCGAAGGCCCGGACACCCACACGATCGATGCGCCGGGCGCACTGGATTCGATGCAGGAGCTGCGCGATGTGATCGGGCGCATGCAAGGCGAGCTGAAGTTCAAGCAAACCAGGATCGAGGCGCTGAACTTCGAGATCGCGCGGCTGAAGCGCTGGCGCTTCGGCTCCTCCAGCGAGAGCCTGGAGACGAGCACGCAGGCGGTGCTGTTCGATCAGATCCTGGCCGACACGGCGCTGGAAGACCGCGCCGCCCAGCAAGACCAGAAGCCACCGGTAGCGCCACCCCGGGCCAAAGGCCAGGCGGTGCGCCAGGCGCTGCCGGCGAGCCTGCCGCGCATCGATCACCATCACGAGATCGAGCAGACCCACTGCGAGTGCGGCCAGCCCTTCAAGCGCATCGGCCAAGAAGTCAGCGAGCAGCTCGATTGCGTGCCGGCCCAATTCTTCGTGCTGCGCCATATCCGCGGCAAGTACGCCTGCACGTGCTGCCAGACGATCCAGGCCGCGCCGATGCCCGCGCAGATCATCGACAAAGGCATCCCCGCGCCGGGCCTGCTCGCGCAGGTGGTGGTGGCCAAGCACGACGATCACTTGCCGCTGTACCGGCAGGAAGAGATCTACGCGCGCTCTGGCGTGCACATCCCGCGCTCGAGCATGGCCCAGTGGATCGGCATCTGCGGGGTGCGTCTGGCACCGCTGGCCGATGCACTGAAGGGCTTCATCCTCAGCCACGGTGTGATCCACGCCGACGAGACGCCGGTGTCGCTGCTGGCGCCGGGGCGCGGCAAGACCAAACGGGCCTACGTCTGGGTCTACCGCACGACCAACTTCGTGGCCCAGCGCGCGGTGCTGTTCGACTTCACCGCCAGCCGCGCCGGCGAACATCCGCGGCGCGTGCTGCGAGGCTTCGGCGGCACGCTGGTCAGCGACGATTACAGCGGCTATTTTGGGCTTCAGGCGCAAGGCGTCAGCGCCGCACTATGCTGGGCCCACGCGCGGCGCAAGCTGTTCGAGGCGCACGAGTTCAACGCCAGCCAGATCGCCGGCCAGGCGGTGGCGCTGATCGCAAAGCTGTACGAGGTCGAGCGCGAGGCGCGCGAACTCGAACCCCAGGCACGGTGGCTGCTGCGCCAGCAACGCTCCAGGCCCATCGTCCAGGCCCTGCACCTCTGGCTGACCGGGCAGCGCCAGAAGCTGGCCAATGCCGACGTGACGGCCAAGGCGATCGATTATTCGCTGAGCAATTGGCGCGCGCTCACGCGCTACCTGGACGACGGCGACGTCCCAATCGACAACAACGCGGCGGAGAACGCGGTGCGCCCGCTGTGCGTTGGCCGCAAGAATTGGCTTTTTGTAGGCTCGCAGCAGGCCGGCGAGCGCGCTGGCGTGGTCATGAGCCTGATCGAGTCGGCCAAACTAAACGGGCACGATCCCTGGGCCTACCTCAAGGACGTCTTCGAGCGTCTGCCCACGCTCAAGCAGCGCGACCTCGCGCAGCTGCTGCCGCACAACTGGCGGCCTGCCACCGACATCGCCGTGCCAAACGCGGCGCTCGCCGCCGCCGCGTAGAACCATCCTTCAACACGCCGTCATCGACGGCGCAAGGGTGTCGTTCGCGGAACGCTTACCATGAAGCGGCTTAAAGCCAGCTCAAACGCTTTGACGGACTGCGCAGCCCATTCCCCCTCAGACACGCCATTCAATGGGCCTGTGCCACGCGGTAGCCAGCACCGTACGGCCTTGCGACCGCTCACCGGTCCATCGCCGTCCTGCTCGGCCAACTTGAGACTGATCACCTTGTATTGCAGACACGGCGGCTGGCGCACTCCGCTGGCGTCCTTCTCGATCTGTTCCATCGCCCAGCGCTTTGCCGCCGTCGTGAACGCCATCTGGGGTGGTGGATACTTCTCTCCCGCAGAGTCACACCATCGACGGAAGGCCTTGTACAACTGTTCCGCAGAGCACACCTGCAGCGGCAAGTTCAGGTACCCGGCCATCCATTCGGTCATGAAGCGCTGCTCTGGCGCCATGCTCAGCTCGATCAGCTCTTCCTTGGCCCGCGTCATCAGTGGCTTCGTGTGTTCATGGAAGCCATCGAGCGGGTACCGCATCAAATAGTCCATGAACTTCGCCGCGCCACCGTCCGCCAGAAACGCACGTACCCGGTCGTACAGGTCACCGTCCTCCGGCGTCGGCGTGTACACCACCAGGTGCCTGCGGTCCCCCACTTCCAGCAACAGCGGCCGGTTCTCGTTGGACAGAAACACCAGGTTCGCATGGTTCGACTCCCAGCGCGTGTCCGTGTGCATCGTGCGGATCGGGATCTTCTGGGCGTCAATCACCCACTTCAGCCGGTTTTTGTTGTGGTACAGCTCCGCTCGGCTAACCACCTCGTTGCAAATGATCATCTGCTTTGCAGACAACCACCCGTTGTACTTTTCTTCGATCTCGGTCTGACCGACCATCACCCCGTACTTGCCGTACATGTCACGAACCGAGTCGAAGAACAGGTTCTTGCCTGTCCCCTGCGGCCCGTGGAACACCAGCGCCGTGGCCATCTTGGCCCCGGCCTTCTGGAATGGCAAAGCCAGCCAGCGCAGCACCCAGTGCATCACCTCGTCCGAAGACACTGCCTCCTCATCGCACCGGGCGCACAAATGCCGCAAAAGCTGCAGCATCACCTGGACTTCACTGTCCTTGCACCCCACCGGCTCGATCGCAAACCCGTCGTACAGATTGATTGCCTCAGACCCGCACTGCAGCGTCGGGTCAAAGACCAGTTGCTCTTCATCGATGCTCTTGCGGTCCGCTGACGCCTTCCACATCCGTACGTAATCCGCTCCGTACATGTGCGCCATGTTCGAAATCTTCACGTGCTTGCGCTTCGCCCGGTCCCAAGCCGTATCCGTCGGGTAGATCAGCACGAAGTTCTCGACCAGGTAGCGGTACCGCCCCCAGTCCACCTTCTTCTCTTTCTTGCCCGCAGCCTTGTCAGGCGGCTTGCCCTGCGCCCCATCTTCTGCAGACGGGGGCACCCCCCTTCCCCATCGTTCGCGCTTCGCGAATTTGAGGGGGCGGGGGGGCGGGGGCGAGCGGCCGCCAGATCCCCCTCGCTTGCGTGCACTCGTTCCCGAGCTGCTGCCAAGTCCACCACGTTCTCAGCGAGTGGCGCTGACGCGCCAGAGTCAACGGGGTTGGGGGGCGGGCTGGGAGCCTGGTCGTCGTGCTCAGACACCTTCACGCTCCAGAATGTGTTGAATCACGTCCACCAGCTGGCGCTGCACAGCGCCAAGACCCTCGCGAACGTGCAAATCGTTGAAATCCGTGTCTTTGAGGCCGCGCGTGGCAGGGTCGAACACCGGCCACACCAGCTCGCACCGCTCCGTAGCCTTGCACACCTTGCTTGCCTTGTTCCGGCCAGGGTTTGCACCGTCATGGTCCTTGGTCTGCCAATCGTCGTCTGCACACACCAGGATGAACGTTGCCGGGTACAGGCTGCGCAGCAACGGAACTACCGGTGCCAGGTTGTACGCATCAAGCGCCATGAACACCGGCCAGCAGTGGCCCGTGGCCATGCGAATACTCAGACACGTCGCGTAGCCCTCACCCACCAGCAGCAGGGGTGTGGCAGCGCCAATCTCGCCCAGGCGCAGGCAACACCCCGACTTGGAAAACCCCGTCGTGAACGTCTTCTGCGGCAACTCCTCGCCCGTGCGCCGGTGCGTGCGCGGGCCCGGGTAGATCCGCTGCACCGCCCGCAACCGCTCCTCGCGCGGCAAGTCATAGCGCAACAACGGCACCAGGATCGACCCGTCAGTCATAAAACGGCAGGCCTCTGGCTTGACTTGCTTGCGCTCGATATACGGTGACTGCCCCTCGCGACAACCTTGAGCCCACAGCTGGGCAGACGACACAGCCGCCTCGCGCGCATCCTCCTGCGCCTGGATCCGCTCCTGCTCACGA